GCAAAACAATGATACCCTCTGGCAATCCTTCGCGCAACTTCTCAACCTTTTCTTTTGCGGCGCTTTCGGCTTCGGCTTGCTTATCTTCAATTTGTTTCTTGAAGATAGCAAACTCGTCCTGAGTCGCTTTCAGTTTGGCTTCGTATTGCTTGCGCGTCTTTGCTTCAAGGGCGTTGACCTCTGCCTGAGTAAAGGTTTTCTCGGTTTTAGCCTGCTCGGTGGCAGTTTCCTTTTCAGGTTCTTCGGTTTTTGTTTCTTCGGTTTTTTCAGGCATGGATATTCTCCCAATTTAAGTTTGGTAACTGCTCCCCTAGGTTTTGTACAGGTTTTCTATACATCTTGTCTATATCTTAGCATAAAAAAACCCTCTCGTAAAGAGAGGGGTATTATTATTCAGCTCTCAGTGGGCGTATTACCCGACTAAAATTCAAGCCACCTTGCAACCTTTACGGGTTTGCCCCGCTTCTCTGCTTCGGCTTTAGCGTGCTTAATAGCGGCTTCATCAGAGTCAAACGTATTTTGCTCGAAGAAATCACCATCGCAATAAAAAATATATGTGTACTCAACGATTATTCTTTGTGCCATTTTTCAACGCTCCTTTTTTGCCAAGTATACGACCAGCTATTGTATAAAACGCCGTTTTACCGCCTATACGGCTTGCGTTACTGGCGAAAAGCCGCGAGTAACTGAGGACTTGAAAAAACGCTGGACGGCTTTTCGTCCAGTGCACGCTGTGTTAGGTGCGTGCCGTGAAAGATGACTAACATGCTATCGTGCTTCCCTTTATTATTTGTGACATACTCTCCTTTTGTGTTGTAGCCTTCAAACGCAACCCGCCCACGAAGGAAACGGATTTCAGCATGGGGCAGAATAAGATCGTGAAATTGCTTTGTTCCTGTTGCCGCTGGAATGAGAAGCACACACGTTTTACCTTTGCGCCATTCATCGAAGGCTTTCTGAATAAACTTAGGCTTATCCACGCGATTGTATGGCGGGTTTATAAAATTGACGTTACCCCATTCAACTTGCAGACCGTCAAAAGTCGCGTGCAATGGGCATGGGTCAAAGTCAAAATGAAATTCAGCGTCCAACTTTTTATAAAGTTTGGCTGGTGTTGCCCAGTGATCGCTGTTTACGAGACCATCACGATTACGCATGTAAGCACCTAACGGTTTTTCGTTCCCGTCCGCGTTGTATGCGTCGTACAGCCTGATTCCGAATAACTCATTTTGAGCCACAGCCCGCCCCTGTCGGGTGGACGCATTGTTAGGCGTTGCCCACAATAGGGACAATACCTGTAACGATTATCTTCGGGAGTTCCCCAATTGAGATAGCGCATCTTATTGCAGGAAGTTTCCCACGCATCATCATCTTCCAAATAACCCCATTCGCAAGTGTTTTCCATTTGACCTCCAAACGCCTAACGGTTTGCATTAGCGGCGGGGCGAATAACCGACTAACTCTTTTTCAACGAACGACTTCGCCCCGTCCGCTGCACGCTTTGTTAGCCCGCTGTTTAATGCAAAGGCTACCGCGTACCTTACCGCGTCACTTTCCTTCATGCCGAGCGATTCTGCCAGCCGAGATATATTTGACTTATCACTTTTGCTGGCACGCATACGCCACCATAAGTTACTTTCTTCGGCTCTCTCAAATATTCCTTTTGTTCTACCTTTCATTTGCAAGTTCCTTTCGTTTAGATGGGCGGGCTAACTATTGTATTTGACAGTGTCCACCTAAACAGCAATTAACCGAGTTCGTAAGTCAAGCCCAACATTTGCGCCGCGTCGGAGGGTTTTTCGTTCCCGTCCGCGTTGTATGCGTCGTACAGCCTGATTAGGTTTTCAGTCTCACGGATTGCGCCTCTCAGGAATGACACAAAGCCTTTTTTTCTGAAATGCTCATCAAAGTGCAAATCAAAAGCGGGTGTGACTTCGGGGATTGCCTTGAAAGGTGTTACCGCATTCAACGCGCCTTCGCTCCTGATCGCTTCCGCCTCTGCTTTTTGAAGTTGATCTTTCAAGTGGTTTACTCTCAACTCAAGCCGCGTTCGATAGCCTTGTACGTTGGTTTCGTAGGCGTAATGAGTTCCAGTCAGGATTTTCGAGCCGGGAGCTTCGATCTTGATACCCAACGCCCGTCCGTAGCCTATCCAGTATTCAGCGCAAGGTCGCTGATGGATGTATTCTGTGTCGCTTTCCATTTCAAATCCGTAAATGCTGATTTCTCTGTAATTCATCAAGAAAGCATAAACTAACATGTGGGCGAAGGTAGATGTAAAATAAGGTTTGCCATTCTCACAAAATTCCTCTACCATCTTGTCTATATTCAATTTTACGCACTTGGGAACATCGTTGTTATCGTCTTGCATGACGATAAATTTGCCGTTGCGATGGTCAGGTACTGTGTACTTCCCATCCTCACAATGAGGGCATGGTTCTACTTGTCCTTCCTTCATCGCTTCGCCAGTGCCAGAGCAAAACAGGCACGCGCCCGACTCTGCCTTGATGTAGCGCGGATGGTTTGGATCTGCAAAGTTATTGTTTCGCTCCCAATCCCAACGGGGATGAAGCTGGAAAAGCACGTCATAGCGTTTCAGCCACTTGTTGACATACGCCTCGTTGAGTGTCCAGATTTCCGCGTCACTATCCCAGGGGATAAGGTTTCGTGTCTTTGGGTTCATTCCTACAAGTATCAAGGATTTCATAATTCTCCTAAGTACTCCGGGGGGGAGGAGTTCCCTCCCGGAGTGTGTTGGCTATGATGACCGAGCCAAGCAGGTCATCAAAGATGAGCTAGTGGCAATCTCGTTTCTGATTGCTCCCGAATACCTGTTCGGTATTTTGAGACCTCATGCTCATCGGCTCAGCGCACCGCCATAATTTTATTACGGGAGTTCTGCAATACGTACCAAAGTCCGCACCGCGTCCGCTTCCATGCTCGCCAAATCAAAATCACGGCGGGCAAGGCGTTCGGTATTTTCAGCGGTTGCGAGTTTCAAGTATTGATCTGCTAGAAGTTCGCGCACCTGCGCTTCGCGGGTTTCTGCGTTCTTTCCGTCAATCTTGCCTGATGCCATCGCGTCGGATCGTTGCTGTTCGAGCAGAAACTTTTCCATGATGGTAATTTCTGCCGCTGTAAATAACGCGGTTCGTGCGGATGCGAGATTTTCAAATGCCTTTACTGCTTTTGTTTCGAGTGTGTTCTTATCCATTTCATTCTCCTTTTGATTTATTGTGCTTCCATTCCTGCTTGCGGATCATTCAGCCAGTCAATAAATTCAGTTACGCCCATCTTGCTTAATTTCTTTTTGCCAAGTTCTTTGGCGGCTTCCGGCTTTCCGATATTCCATTTCTGGGAGGCGATTGTTACCGCTTCATCGCTCATCGTGTCAATAATTCGGATAGGCTTGACAACTTCGCCAGTCTCTTGACTGATGTTTTCAACCGGCAATCCGTTCAGGATCACGTTTTGAGTATTCTCTACTTCGTGTTCGCCATCCTCGTTACCAACGCCGATGTTCAAAAGTTTCATCAAGAAATATTTATGTCCTGATGTGATTGCCTTGTAAACTGCCTTGTCAGGTGTCATATAGTCAGAACCATACCCGAACCAAGGAATAACAATATCTTTCTCACCGTCTGAAATCATCATGGAATAGGTGATTTTTGCATCAATGCGGGCTGATTTTCCTTGACGCTCTATTGTTGTCAATTCAACTTCCAACAGAGAAGGGAAAACCGTCACGCCCTGCTTTGCAAGCGCATCGCCCGCACGTGATAAAACTTGATCCGCGCTGATGTATGCGTATTTCTGCTCCATGTTCTTTTTATCGGCTTTGAAGTTTCCGACCTCAATACTTGCAAGAGCAATCTTTCCTGCTAATGTCATTGCGTTCACATCACACCTCCAGAGCCAAATCCTGCCGCTTCCAACTGCGCCATCATGCCCGTGTCGCTTCCATCAAGCGGGAAGTAAAGACCGCGTGCCATCTTTTCTTCAAACTCGTCTTTGGTAATGGTCGGCTCGTCGTCGTCTTCGGCTTCATCTTCATCTTTCGCCAGCCGCGCGCGTTTACCTTCGTCCAGGATTGCCAAAGCCTTCTCGATCTCGCTGTTGATCTTTTCAAGCAAGTCAAGCAAGGGCGTTTTGGGCGTCATGTGCAAATCGGTTTCTTCCTGCTCCGCGCGTACGCGGGCCTCAAATGCGTCTAACTCATCGTGAAATTTGTTTGTCATGTCTGTTTACTCCTTGCCTCTAATATACAACAAAACAGGCTCGAAAAACATTACAAGATAGTTGCAAATTCATTGCAAACTTTACGCGCATTTCAACAGCCAAACAAACTGCCAAGCGGGCTGCAAGCCTGTCAATGACTTGACAATCTCAAGACCTTCCCCAACAAAAACGACCTCCCATGTTTCGCGCTTCAAGTGCCATTCTACTTGACCTGTTCCGCCTGTTGTCTTGCGAAAACCTTCATCTTTTGAGTTTGAGTAACTCAGGCAGTTCGGCACCTCGACATACATAATCCCGCCGGGGGAAAGATGCTCTGCAATCTTTGGGATGTCGCTTAGGTTCTGCAAATGCTCCAATACTCCAAGCATGGTGATTATGTTCACCTTTGGGATTGCGTCGTCTGTATAATCCTTCCTCATTGATATTGTGCTGAAAAATTTGGCGGTAGGAACTTTCCTGCGTGCGATTTCCAAAGCTACGCCAGAAATATCAACGCCATAGTATTCAGTCTCGGGCCACTTGTTCATAAAGTACCTGAGGGTGTGACCGTTGCCGCACCCGAAGTCAAGCAGTGAGGCAGGATCGGAGTATGAACTCAACGCCTGAAAAGCGAACTCGTCCCGCGCTTCGCCACTCCATTTATGCGGGTTGTCTGTGTAAATCCTGTCATAAAAACCAATCATTTCTCATCCTCCATTGCTTCAAATTTGCTACCCACTATTCGCAAGCGATGACCGCCCGCCTCAATTATGGTGTTATCGGTAAATGCGTGAGTGGATAACATATATTTTATTTCAGTCTGGCCCGTGAAGGTAGTACCACAGGGGAAACTTCCAATTTCAAGCGGGTCATAAATAATGGTTATCTTTGGGGCACGCTTCACACCAGGGATGATCAGCATCCCGAATCCGTGAGTGTGTTTGTATTTTTTATTCTTTTTGATCTTCGCCAGCCTTTGGCAATCCTCACAGTATTTTCTTATGGCTTGTTTTTTGCCGCAAATCTTGCACATGGTCGGGTTATTCCAAACGCCTGATGTCATAGTTGCCTCACTTTTTTACTTTACTCACTTACTTTCTCTCTACAAATCCCAATTTTGGGCGGTAGGGGGGTTTATGTCGGGGGAGTGGGATGATTTGCCCTATGCTGTAGTATCCTGCGGTCTGCTACCTTGTGCGGGCTGTTCCCTGCCTGTGGGTTCGTCCTCTCTAATGCGCCGATCTTTGTCAACCTGTCCTTGCATTTTACGAAGTCAGAGCGACCCATGCCGCCCATTGATTGCCACTTGGAAGGCGAGCCTTTCAGCCAATAGGACTCGGTCAAGTTTGGGAACTCAAGCAACGCCTTACAAAACATTCGCTCTGTGTCGTATCTCACTTTGATTACTGTCATGTTCAGATGGTTTATTCCTTGAGCTCTCACCACAACAGGTTCGCGCTTTGGTGTGTCGGTCGCATCCCAAGCCCTTACTTTCAAGACGCCCTCAAGCGTGTAAAGTAACATGTACGCCCCGGTAATTACTGACAGGCAACACAGAGAGATGAGAATAAAGCCAGTATCCCAAGCCCATCCATAACGACGCGACAGAACAAAACCTGTCAGGAGTTGCAGGGATGGATACAGGACAAGCTGCCAAAGTTGATATTCTTTCATGCTCGCCTAAATATCTTGTCTAACTTGCTAGATTGAGAATGATTTATTATACGCCTGCCAGCCCTTGAATATATATTCATTGCTAACTGGTAATGAAATTCCATAATCGACATGTGCATATAGTTTGTCTTTTTGCCTATCCTGTAATCAGGGCGATAGTGTTCCCACGCGGGCGAGTGATCAACGCCATATAAATGAACCTCCTCAAATCCGAGATAATACGCGCATTTCAGCGCCACGTAAGCCGATGTCATCCCGCTCATGAACTGCTCCGCCTTGAAGGATTGTTCATCTTTTGCCACGAGTTGAATGTTAGGCAATTTGTCCCAGTCAAACGGAAGCGGTACTAAGGCTGAAAGGAAAGCAATCCGGGCGTTTTTCACAAGCAGGAGTATTTCGTCCGCGTGATGTGTCAGGATGTCGTTATCCACACAGACATAATAACGGGGCTGAAAGCCTGCGTAATTCATCCCAAAAGTCGGGACGCTTTCAAGCAGACCTTTGGGGACGCGGTTGAATGATGGACCATTGCCGATGATAAAACAAGTTTCGGTCATGTTATATCCTTCCAAACCATCTCAAAATGTCTTCAGTTTCACGCGCGATAATAAGAGTATCCGGAAATGGTTCAGCGTCCCAATATTCTTTTTCATCAAAAGTCAAATCAGCACCGGGCATTTTTACTTCAACGCGCAAGGTACGAATAAATCCGTCCCCTTTTTTGCCTGTCACAATCAAGTCGTACAGCTTCTTGAGTTGCGAGACAATATCCACACGAAAACCCATTGCGCGAAGTTCGCGGACGATCTGCGCTTGGTTCGCGTCTACCTTACCGCCTGATGGCGGCCGCATGTGAGTCATTCTGATAACTCCCGTTCTGCCCTGAGTGTGCTTTGCAGGGCTGAAACTGCGTGCTTTATGGCGTCGTATTCGCCTTCCAGCTTTGCGCGAATAGCTGTCAACTCAGGAACGCGCTCATCGTTTTTTGCAGTGAGTTTCACGCGGTAGTATTCAGCGGACGCCGCCGCCGCACGATAGCCGATGTCCAACATTTGCGCCGCGAGTTGGTCAATCAGTTCAATTTTGTTTTGCGCCGCCAATGTGATAAAGTCATCTACTGAAAGTTCTTGAATAGGTGTATTCATGGATCCTCCACAACTCTAACTGACCGATGGATTATATTTACCCCCATATCCTCAACGAGATAGACCAGGACGGGGTCGCAATCCCAACCGCCTGAAATCCAATCCATGCCAATGACGCGGTAGAAAATTCCTTTGATTGCAACAAGTATTTTTCTCATTTCATCCTCACTCAAATCTATAAAAGCACCTTTGCCAAAGAGACTCTTTCCAAGTTTCAATTGCCGCGTCAAGGTCGTATGGGTTCTTTAGTTCCTTGCGGACGGCTTCCCAAATCTTACCAACTGCTGGGATATTTGTGTATGTGTTTTCTCGGATGCATCTACCAACAGCCGCCTCAAGCAACCCCATCGGGACGCTTTCCAATTCACGGCGATAGTTTTTCAATCGTTTCGTGTCAACGGGTTTATCAACTGCCTCCCAAAGTCTGACAAGCACTTCCAGCCATTCAGCTTGAGCGGCTTGTTCAATTTCGTTATCTGAAAGCATTTAGCACGCTCCTGATAGCTTCGTCATTATTTGTTTTAATAGCCGGCTTTTGGTATTTTGTTACCTCTAGCTTCATTGTTTCCTGATTGCCTTGTGCCTTCCAGCGGGTGAGGATTGCAAGGACGTACTTCCAGCCGCGTTTGTTCTGGATTGCCGCCTCATGGATTGCATCTTTAGTCCACTGGAGCGGGTAGGATGTTGATGCCTCGATAAGTTCATCTCGTATCATTCCTGTGATGACTCCAATCTCAGACTCATAAGCGCGGGAGATGGTTGCCAGCGCGGCCTCATCATTCTTTTTTGGTGTTGGAAGTGCGGTTAATGATGGTTTCGCTCTAGTGGCTAGAACACTACTGTTATACCCACTAGAATCGGACTGTTCTAGCCACTGGAACTCTGCGATTCTAGCCACTAGAACAGTGTAATTGAAGGTCTTACGCCTGCTTTGCCCTTCTAGTTGAGTAAATCCGTTATGCCTGAGGGCGTTCAGAGCTTTTACAACCGTGCCAATTGATAGATTTGTTTTTCTGCAAATCCTTCTTACCCCCGGATAACATCCCTCGCCGTCCTCGCTTGCGTGATCTGCAAGCGCAAGTAAAACGAACTTTCCTGCACTGTCTGAGACAGTTTCGCCCTTATCGGTTTTCAACTCGGGCATATTGCAATCAAATACCTGTGACATTATTTTTACAGACATAAAAACTCCTCTGTAGACAAAAAGACGCCCTCCACCTTTTCCAGACTGTTCACGGTCGGGACGTTTGGTGGAGAGCATCTCTTTGCTGGAAAATAAAAACGTTCCGTTCCGTGAACATCTCTATAGTAGCATGTTTTCCTAGCAATATAGTTTGCTTAAGTTTGCTTAAGTTGGTTTAAGTTACTTGGTCTTTGCTATGGCGTTCATCACGTATTCAGCCCTTGACTCTGTGATAACCGGCGGGTCAGATAGCTTAATGTGCAATTCGGTCTTGACTGTCAACTGCTCCCTGTCCATCAACTGCTTTATTTGTGCAGTCTGATTTCTTATGGTTTCCTTTGCCTCGGATAAATCCTTCATCAAATCACCAACAGTCTCATTCAGGTTAATGATGGTCTGACTCATTTTCTGGAAAGCATCGCCGCGTTGTAACTGCATATTGATCGGCAGGAGCTTGAGAGAAATGAAAACCGACACTATACTGACAATTGCGGGGACAAGCACGGTTAAAGTAATTGATGTCCAATCCATTTTTATTTTCCTTTTATTGCGAGATACCCGTAATTAACAATCATAATTAAAAAGAAAATAATTTGAGCGGAGCGGACTACATCGCGGGCAGTAAGTAATTCAAGATATGGGGAGAGGAAATACGCAACCATCAACAGGGAAACGGAAGGGGCAAGCGACAGGGCGATTGAGCCGGTCATGGTGTACCTAAATTTCTTCCAAGTCGCAAGCAGGAAAACAAGCAGGATAAATAATTCAATCACTAAAATATAGCTAGGGATTATCATGTGTTCATCCTATGGCGCAAGCACATCATAAATTCCCCAAGTTGCAGGGCGTCCGGGAAGTTTAGTAATCTCACTCTTGCGTATCCACTTCTCACCATACGCCACACGCGGGGCAAACTCATCTATGCCCGCCCCGACTTTGCGGATAATACCAGACTTACTTATCGAACACATGTAAAAGTAATACTCAGGATGATAGTAAAAATTGCTCGTGAGGGGGTTGAGTATGGACGTGTCCATATTGTATTTATACGTAACCATTCTCACGTGCGTGCTTGTTTCCGCGTCATAGGCGAAAAGATTACCGCCCATGTCAATACATTCTGCTGATACGTTTTGAGTAGTGTCAATCTGCCCGCCCACGCCGTTATTATTGAACAAATCCGCTTCGTAGGTCGTAAAGCGCGCCCATGCCGCATCGTTGTTTATTTCCCTGCTATGTCCCCACCAATTGCGCCAAGGGATGCCATGCCCCAACTGTTGCCCTATCGGTCTATCTTGTAGCGTAATCTCATCAGGCGCGAAATCCTCTGGCACATCTGGACGGTCTGCGACGTGTTTTATCCGTGCCCATTTCCAGCCGTTGATCTCAGGCGTGACCTTTACGTAAACTTTGGGACTTCGCCCGGCTCGGATTGTCCTTAACATTTATGATACCCTTTCCCAAATCTCATCCGCATCTGTTATCCATGTCACGCCGTTGTCATTGGAATACTGGATTATCATTCTTTCCAATTCAGCGGGAGGCGGTTCAACAGGCGGAGGAGGAGGCGTGACGGTAACGACCTTGCAGGCGGATTTCATAATCCATCTATTGGGCGTCATGTCAAGCCATCCGTTTACCTCACGGGTCGGGGTAAATGTCCCGGATGAAACATAACCCATGTCTGTCCCGTTCTTTTCTGTTGGGGATAATCCCGGCTTATTGAATGTCAGTGTCCTTGCGATTATTTCATAAGTTGGCATTTTGCGCTCCTAGTTGACCTGTATAGCCTCTTTGCCGTTTGCGTTGCGTACAATCGTTCCTGTGGGCGTTCGCGCCCCTTGTAGCGTCGGTTGTGGAGGTTCCATACCACGCGGGAAGGCTTCTTTGACTTGCTCCTCCGTAAACCCTGCAAGTTTCATCGCGGCGGGAGCGGGTACGCCTCCGCCTGTGAGCTTCGCCATAGTCTCGCCTTTCTCTGCGACACTCTCACCCCATGAGTCATCTATCTGTAACTGATGCTCAAAAGCGCCAGTGTCAAACGTGCCAAGAGACTTGTCAAAGATGCCGTTGAACTGTCCGATAGTCAATGCCATTTCCATCATGCGTGAAAGGGATGACAGGAAGTTATTTCGCGCCTCATTCGCCCGGTCAATCGCCGCACCCAATAGCGTCCGCAAAGCCGTGCCTGATAATTGCGCATCTGGGGTCATTGAATACCATCGTAACTCTGGCAAATCGCGTTCAATTTCTTCCATCTGTGCATTGAGGACTGCAAGCGCGTCCTGATAATCAATATCAGGGATTAGACTGTTGAGAGTAGCCACACCGGGGAGGGATACAATCCGCCCAAATAAAGTTTTTACGGCTTCAACCGCCCCTCCTAATGCGCCTGTAGTGGTTGAGTCGGTTTTGATCGCTGGAGGCGGTAACGGTCTGCCCGCCGCGTCCTTGTCATTCGCGGATGCAACAAATATCGGCTCACCAAAGGCGAATAGTAAGTCATGCAAGCGGGTTGCAATGCGGTTGGCTTCATAGATTTTATCAAGCGCATGATACACACAGGACAAGCCGCGTGCATCGCCGTTATCCCTGAATTTTGTGTGAACGATGGGAATGAAGTCCACACCCAGGGCAGAGAATTTTATTTCTTCCCTTGGCTGTCCAAGTTGATTTATTGGGGTTGTGGAAGTCCTGAGTGTCACCCATGAGCGGTATACCTTTTCATCATTGTCCCAATACTCGGTATAAAGCGCGGGCGTTCCCTGCTGCGCTTCAACGTCTGAATTATCAATGATAGGAATGTCAATGCGGATGTAGGTCAGAAAGCCACGACTATCCTCTGCGAAGTCGGTCACAAAGAACGGGGACACATCTTCGAGATATGATTTTTGGTCATCACCGCGCACACGCACAAAGCTATCACCATACAAAGAAAAGCCTCTAAGCATGGCGGGTTTGTTGTTGCCTAAGTTGCTATCCTTGATAATTTGCTCAATGGCTTGCTTGACTGGCTCGTTCTCGGACATAACGCCGATCTTGGTGCCGGGCAACATTTTCGCCGCAAAGAATTCCACAGAGCGATTTACAACGGTTCGCAGTCGGCGGGTCGTGTCATCGTCAATCACTGCGCTGTCGTTATTGTACAAATCATACAGCGCATCGTAAAGTTGCGTATAATCGAAAGGAACGGGCGAAACTGTGTTCTTGCCTTCCTTGTTTGTGCCAGAAATAAAATCCCAAAATTGATTTATTACACTCATTGTCTACCTCTGCGCTGTTGCGCGGCTAAACCTTCTGCCAAATAAAAACTAAGATAATCACATAACTGCGAAAGCGCGTCCACTTGGTCTTTGTACTTACTATTCGGAAAAAGAAAGACCTCATCTTCAAAGTCAAGCATCCATTCGTTATCCATGCTGGGAGGCGGGAAGATGACCATGCCTTTCTCGCACCATTTCGCGGCTTCATATGCCCGCGCTATCTTATCGCCCTTCGGATTGAAGGGCACAACGTTATCAGCCAGCTTGCTTGTCTGCTTCATGCTCTGGATTGCCTGAATGCCAGAACTCTTATTCTCAATGATTATATCCCTCAACTGGTTGCCGCCGAACTTCTTGACCTGCCCCTCTACCGCATATTGAAGTTGAGGAAACTCTATTCTATCTCTCCAAACATTACGGATGAACAAATGGTAGTCGGGTGTCAGCTCGCCGCAAATCCCGCACGTATAGGCGGCTGTGTCCTCAATGGATGCGGCTGTATCCCATGAAAAGTAACGCGCTACGCAAGGCATTGACTCGCGCCGATGTTCAAACCATTCCTTTTTGAATATCGCTCCCAACAGGGGAGTGGGTCGCTGTTGAAGCTGTCCAGCAATGCCGATGTCGCTCAAAGTCTGCTTCATCTTGGCGATTTCATTCACGCCGAAACGCGCATCCCAAAGAAGCTCGCCTATTTCAAGGCGCGGGTCAATAAAGCCGATGGACGAATGAAACCGCTCGCCCTCGTATTCTGCGGGGAGTATCAGCAACTCCCATGGGTCACCGCGTGCTATGACGTGCCCGCACAAATCGTCATCGTGTAACCTCTGCATGATAAGGATTTTTCGAACGGTCTTAGGGTCATTCCCGCGCATGGCAATGGAATTATCATAAGTATAGTTAACTTTCTCTCGCTCCGCCTTACTGTTAGCTTTTGATATTTCCAGCGGGTCATCTATCAAGAGATAATCCCCGCCTTGCCCTGCGATACTTCCGCCCGTACCAAAGCAATACCGATAACCGCCCATAAGATTCTCAAACTTATCCTTCTGGTCATTTCTAGGGTTGATGGTGACATTGAACCTCTCCTGATACCAACGTGAGCCAATCAACTGCCTGCATTTCATACTATCGCGGACGGTCAAGGCTTCCGAATAACTGAAGCATAAGAACTTTGCATAGGGCGTGTGTGTCCATATCCACGCGGGGAAGAAGATATTGACCAACAGACTTTTCATGTGGCGCGGGGGGACGTTTATCAATAAGTTGTTTGATGGTATCTTGCCTTCGCTCAAACTCTGCAAATATTGGCAAATGGCGCGGATATGCCAGCCGTCTACAAAGACCGTGCCAGGCTCGACATACATCCAAGCATCCTCAACAAAGTCATAAAAACTTCGTCGTAATCGCTCCGCGTCCAATTCTGCCAGCGTAATCATTTTGGTTTTGCCTTTGCCAGTAGTGACATGAGGGTTTCTATCTCTTCGTCAGTCAATTTGCTAAGGTCTGGTTTTTCTTCGGTCTGCATTTCTATCTTGTCAGGCACTTTGCCGTAAGCACGTGACATAAGCGCGTCCCAGAATTGCCAACTGCCCTTCTTTGCGCGGCTTATTGCCATATCCACCATTTCATCAAACTTGGTATAGCCCTCAAGCCCTTTGGCGGGTTCGTTCATCGCGTCACGGATGCGTTCCGCCGTGGTCAGTCCGAGTTTCGGACGACCATTATAGTTTCGCTTTGGGTCATAACCTTTCTTGAACGGCATTATTCTATACCTGTATTTCCCAAATAGTAATCGAAGTAACCAACACTCCGCCAAAGTACCGACCGCCGCCGCCGCCGTTGATCGTCGTTGTGCCACCATTTGAGCCATAACGCAATTTGAATGTCGTTGCGCTTGTAGTTCCCGCTGTCATGTAATGCGAAAAATATACCGTGTATAAGTATCCATTAGCGGCACACGTTGACAGCCCTACATTTAGCGAGTTAGCTGCCGTGTCCTGAAATAATGCACCGATAACAAAATTCGCTTGATTGAGGGAGAGGTGTGTCACTACCTGTATGAATAATTTATTTGTTGCGGACGTGGGGGTAATGGCTTGTGTTAATATTTCCTTGCCCTCTGTGTTTTGGGGTTTAGTATCGTCCAAAGGGAAAGTCGTTGCAGTGGTATCCACTGCCGTGTATTCCCCGCGCACAACCTGAACGACATCGCCCGCAATTTTTACATTTGGGGTCGCCAACGAACTTACCAGCGTTTTTTTAGTGACAGGCGAGCCACCCGGATCTGATACATACGGGATAACATCCGTTGAAACTGGTACACCTACCGTTAATGCCGTAATTTTTTGATCTGCCATGGTTTACTCCTAGGGATTAGCGCGGATGACGGGCGCGCCGTGAGGGATGCCAACCGCGCGAACTATGTTTTCTATAAGTCTATCTGTGGATGTAAGGACATGACCCGCCGCAAGTGGTGTATCTGCGTAAGTTGAAAACCCTTGAAAAACCAAGCCACTTGTAACAAGTGTAGATAATGGAGTGCCTGCGTTATAGAGTGTAGTCACTTCGGCTTGTGTCAGGATACGGTTATATATACGCGGGTCAAACATCTTGCCTTTGAACGAACTTGTATAATCTTTCCATGTTCCCAATCTTAATGTACTCCCTGCCTCAGATTTTTTTGTCCCAACAGGCGTTGAAGTTTCGCCAGAGGTGGATACCACTCCATCTATATAAAAAACCGGGTCATTCGCCGCGCTTGAACTATCATAAGTAATAGTTATAAGATGCCAAGCATTTAACCCAAATTCATCATTTGTGTACCAAAGCCCGCCAGTCGTCGAAAATGTTGAGCTAAACACTATAAGGGATTCTGTGGGGGTTGCCTGTTGCAGATAAATTTGAGGCTGTGACCCTTCCGGGCTTACGTCAAATAATACACAGGCAGTTCCGCCAGCGGGAACGGTTGTTAAATAAACCCATACAGAAAATGACCTTTTGGAAATGGCTGCATCATTTGAGGCTTGAGGGAGGTATCCAAACTCAAGCGCGTCTGCGCTCGCGCCTGTGTTGCCGCTAAATTCAACAGTGACAGGATTGAGGCCTCCGCTCAAATAACTATCGTTTTGTTTGACGCCATACTCCACATTGATAATCCCGCCCTGTTGGATGGTAAATGCGCGGTCGGTAATATAGTAATGGTTGCTTATCGCGCTCCTGTCTTCTGTCCCTAAAATCAACGAGCCGATTGTCAGGACGAGAAAACTCATCATGTGGTTTTTGTTGAGGTTGGCAAGGTATTTCATTTTTGTAATCCTCGATTTCGGGTTCTTGTATTCTTCGATAACAGACAATCCATACATTTTAGCTAAGTAGGTGTCTTTTTGATATTTCATATCGAATTGAAAAGGCGCGTACCCATAAGCGGCTTGGGATGTCGCGTCGTTAATGGTTGATTCGATGCTATCACCATAACTTATTCTATATCCGCGAGCCTCAATGGTGAAATAAACCCCAACAGTCGCGTTATTTGTAACAGAATAAAATACTTGGTCGCCGTAATATGTCGCAACAACAACTACATCGGCGGTTTTATCTGTTCCTGAAAAATCAATCGCTGTATTCGCTTTATAATCCGAAGCTGAAACGGGGACTTGCATGTTCGTTCCGGACACTTGGGATTTACTATAATACTCCACATAATGTCCGGAAAATGTGATGGTCTTCGCGGTTGGAATTAAAACGGGTGTACCGAGAAAATAAAGTATTTGAAGATTTGTGTCAGTCTCAACAGGATAAGCGCGAATGATTGAGGCGTTGAGTAAACCATCCTCAGCCAAGAGAATGTTATACCCTTCCGCGTCCGTTGCGATTGCCGCATTTGCCAATGCGCCTTCATCAAGAAGAAGTTTTCCGCCATCCTCTTTTAGCAGAAAAAAACCATCCTCTTTTAGCAAATAGTTATTTGTGTCTGACACAATCCATACTTGATCTAATGCCCGCCAACCTTGACGGGAGAGCATGCTTTCGACCTTCAACGTTCCATCCTGCTTGACATAGATGTAACTTAATTCTGAGTTTGCCAGCTTCGTAAATTCAGAAAGTGCCATGGTCTTGCGTTGTACGTTGTCAAACACAGCGGGAAAAATGTTAGAGCCTGTATCATAACTTGTGGACTCAGGTTGAACACTCAGGCGGGCAAGGATAAGCGTCATTGCCTGATCTATCCGTTGGTTTAGTGCAATTGTCGCGCTCTGCATAGGATAATTGACAGGTACTTGCATCCAATCAACTGCCATAAGTCGCGCCTGCTCATTGCCCCAGTTCAAATCGTCGCTATCAATGTTTGAAATACGACCCGTCCAAATGGTATAGTAAATCCCATAATATACCCCGCGTACTCGTATCTTGGCGCCTTTGTTGAAGCCTGCCAGTGTTGAAAGTCCGCGTACAGTATCCCCGCCCATTGGTGAAAACTTCTTAGACTTGTTATTAAGGGTGATATTCAACGTCCCCAAAGCAGCGACCCGTTGATCTGGTTTCCAGCCGCCTAAACCGTTATTACCTTTGATGTCACCGACTACATAAGCGGTAATATCCACCCATGCAGAGCCTGAGTAATATTCGATAAGGATTGAGTCAAGATAGACGGCTGCCATTAATCCCTCGCCTTTGCAAACTCAACCGCCAAAATCGCGGCAAGTTTGTAGTAATCAAATCCCATGCTTTGGCTTGACTGTGCGTTATTGACATTCGAGCCGCGCGGAAGATTGACCAACTCAGCTCCACGCTCGCCGACCCATGTCAAGCCGCTTGCAGAGCCGCCCGCCGCTCTGCGGGGTACGCTAGACGCTCCGCCCGCCGGGACATATACCGAAGTTGTAGTAAATGCGGAGGCTATCTTATTTTTCACGCCAGCGACGAGATTATCCACCATAATCCAGAATTGTATCGCCGCCCCTTCCCATGCTTCGCCAATTGCGCGTCCAATACCATCCCGAAAAATTCCTGTCAGTGCGGCTTTCAATGCCTCGCCCAAAGATGACCAACTGGTGCGACCTACTAAATCAATAAGTGCCTGTTCAATATTTACAGTAGAGTCAAGAGCGGCTCTTGTGCCTCCCGCCCAATCTACATTTTTTATCCAATTGGCAAAAGTGATTGATAAACTATTCCAATCCACAGAGGCAACCCAATCCCTGAAAGCCTGAGTGAGTGCAACCGGGTCAAGGTTGGGGAGGATCTTTGACCAATCGCCAGTCGCAAAGGCTGTTGATATGTCTGTTGCAAGTGTCCCTATTTTCTCGCCAATATTCTTGATACCATCTGCAACCCAGGGGGATTGCAACCAAGTGGTGAAGGTTGAAAGTAAACTTTCAGCGGCGGGAAGTAGCGGGCCTGTGAAAGCGTTCGCTAGTCCCGTGAATGTCAAATCAACTTCCGCAAGATTGCGCTGGAAATCTTCGTATTGTGTCGGGTCAAGGACAAGCCCCAAACCCTTCACCTTCTCTTTCACCTTGTCAATCCCGCCTTCCTGCGCCATTGTGTCAAAAACATCAACGAGTTTTGCGCCACTTCGCCCGAATACGTTTGTCAGGAAGTCTACACGCTCGGTCTGTGTGCCAAACTCCGCGTATTTCTTCCCGATGTCGTTCATCAAGTCAGATTGATCGCGTACTTTGCCGCCCGCATCCAGAACATTAACGCCAAAATCCTGTAATGCCTTGCCTGTTGTGGATAACTCGCCTTTGCTGTCAAGCAATCCTTTTGCCATGATGACAGTGGCACTGGAAAACGTTTCAATCTCTACGCCCGCTTTCTTTGCAACAAATGACCATGCCGCAAGCTTATCCTCTGACATTCCAGTGACATCCCCCAGGGCGTCCATACCTTCCGCCCATTCCTGAGTACGCTTTACCGCGCCAGTGATTAGACCTGTTATGGCGTCAATGCCCGCCATTAACATACCAGTGTCAAAGCCTATCGGGATTACAAGTTTTTCAAGTAACATGTTTTTTCTTCCTGTTCGCGGCTTTGATGAGGTTTATATTTGCCTTCATCTGTTCAGGCGTCTGTTGGATGGGTTTGCGCTCGCCCCAATAGTCGGGTAATAATTCTACAATGGTGGGGAGTTGCTTTACGCCCGCCGCGATAAGCGTCATTCGGAGTTGCTCAGCTGTGCGTAGGTCTGCCCGCTCTTCCGGGAAAGGTTCTACGCTGTAAATCGCCTGCCAGTGGACATATTCATTCATGCTCATGCCTGCGAGCATATCAGCGACCGAGTGCCAGCCTAGGACGCGGGCAAGTTGGAAGTCAAACCTGCCGTTTTTTTTAGCTCACCCATAGCCTCATCTACGGCTTTTTGTCCAAGCGCGTTGAATGTGAATATCTCAGCAGTGATTTGTGTCATCACTGATGTGGGGAGCATTCCAATATCTTCCACAGAGAGTTTAGGTTCGACAATTGACATTGCAACCAAGCCGAATATCTCCGCGCTTTGAATGTCTTTGCCGCGTAAATCAAGTGCTTCTGCCGCTGTCAAAGCACGAATAACCATCGTCCCGCCTTCGATGGTTATTTCTTTTGTGCGTTGTCTTACCAGTTCGTCGCGGGTAAGCATTAGGAACTCAAATCGAGGCTGTCAGTGGGTCGGAAGGTGATCTCTGCCTTGTGTACATCTGGCTTCTGTGCGTCCGCTGTCAGTGGCTTAATTGCTGTCGGGAACGCGCTGAAACGTTGCGAACTGTTGTCAGGGTAGACAATCGAATATGCGGCGGCTGTTCCTGCAACCAAGTCAGTGACAAGGGTCGCAATATTCGCCATGTCGTAATTGATCGTCGCTTTAAACTCGCTCATTTCGCGTAACTTGCCCGAGATGAATTGACGCACGCCGCCCGATGAGTGGTTAGTGCTTTCGACTGCGGGGTTGCTGTATTCAGGCGGGTCAATGGATACCAACTGCCCTATTGAAGTGGTTGCTTTCTTGAGCAGTGTTCCGTAATTAGTTGTGTTTGCCATTTTATATTGCTCCTATTCCCAGACAAAGAACTCTAACATTCGATGGTAGATGCCCGCTTCTGGGTCTGATAAGTCTGCGGCATTTTCAGCCGTGATTAGTTTGAAAGGTGTTGTCATTTGTAAATCAAGAGCCGCCTTGACACTATCGCCAAGCACGCAAGCGGCGGTATAAGTCTTCGCCCAACAGTCAACTTGTAGCCGTCGTTTTTTCAGGCTGTTGCCTGTCTCATGCCTCATCTGTGTTTCACTCACGAAACGATAGGACACGGAAGGGAGGGTAGGATTAGGCGGGAGGCTTACAGGATAAGCCGCCGTGACTGCCTTTAGTGCTGTGTATATGTCGCTTTCCATTGTCATTGTGTTATGTCTCGCATGTGGCTCTGTATGCTGTCTACAATCGCGCTAAGTGCCCGATCTTCCGCCTCATCAAGCGCGGGACGCAAGAAGGGCTGCGCCTCCATCTTATAAGTACCAAATTCGACATAACTTGCATACTCAGCATCAAAGCCAATCAATACTTCGCCGCGTCCGGGGTCTTCGTAGAGATTGCCAGACATGCGAAGGAAGCCAGTATCTACAGGGCATAAATCCTGCGCGTGATTGAGGATGATTTCAGCGCCTGCCATTAAGTCCTCAGTTGTGAACTCAAGCCCTACCGCTTCAAGTTGTGCCGTAAGTTTCGCCATTCCTGCGACAATAGGGGGCATTATATTTTTATTTCCTTTAGGTTGCCAATAGTCACATCGCGCCCGGGAATGATACCGTCTACGATGTAGGTCACAGAGCGGGCGATAACCTTGTCTTTGACCTTGATATTCGTCCCCTGTGCAACTCTTAGAACTGCGTCCGCGTCAATGGTGACGATCTGCCCGCGCTCGTTTCGTTGTTGTGGGCCAGCCGAAAATCCGCACTCAGTAGACATGGAGGGAGATGAGTCATAACCGTCTGTAATTTCGCCACTCAACGAGTCAACTGTGCTAACCCAATGATAGATATCACACAGGTCATTGAAACTTGATACCGCCGCCGCAACCATGCGGGCTTGTTCGCCTGCGCTGATGTGTCTCATTTCCAGTCCGGGTTATTATCGCCTGCGTGTACAGTCATGGAATAGCCGCCCATGTATACAAGCGACGCGCTCAGGGCTTCGTCCAGGTTCTTGCGTACAGCGTCAACAGCTTGAGAGCGGGAAAAACTTCCGCCGTCCGCACTCCAATTGTAATCAAGGCTGATGTCAGTGAGTGCCTGACTCCAAACCGCCACAGACGCCAATACGTGCAACTTCGCAAGGTTGGTGGCGTCCGCTTCGGTTGCAACGCCGTACAATTCGACGGCTTTGGCTACAATGGTTACGATCTGCGTGCTGTCATTCCAGCCAAGTTGAGTTTTGATTGTGGGGAAATTATCGTTGATATATGTTGCAAGTGTCATATTAACTCAATGGGTCTCCGCTGGAAGGAGGATGAGAACCAGCGGAGACCCTACCAATAAGCTATTTCTTCACGCCTCTGATTTGAGTCGCTACCGTGTCATCCACAGTGTATGCTATGATAAGCGTGATAAACACGGGTTGCAATGCGCCAATCAGGAAGGACACGTCCGCACCTGCCATGTAATGCAGGATGATGGATACCGAGCTATCCAAAATCAAGAGCCAAAAGCGTCGTGATGTCAAGATATTCATTGTTACCTCACTAATCCACTAGGATTTGCATAAGTGGTCTGTGCGTCGCCCTTCAAGATTGCGGCGGCATTTCTGCCCCAAGCACCAAAGCCAATTTCCGCTTCCCAAGTTTGGGCGGTCAATGGGTGCATCCCGGTCTGAGCAACAAGGCGCAAGCCATTCAAGCCAGCGAACTTATCCACACGATGGACAAGCGGCTTTTCGGGTGAGCCTGTCGCCATTGCGACGTAATAATTATCAGGAACCCATGAGCGGGTATAGACTGGATAACCAGCCCAATAACCAACGAGTTTGTTCGCGGGGTCGTCCTCTACATCTGCAGTCTGGACTGTGCCCGATGTGCGTCCCGGCACTGCCACAACTGCGAGAGTCAAAGCGGTGAACTTGGTGGAAGCCAAGCCGACAAGGGTTGCCACATCAGCGACATTGATAAATAATCCAATGCCTTTCAACTGATGTTCTGTGACGTTGGCAATCAGGGTGTCAATATCGCCATAAGCGAGAGTCGCGCCGGACGTGCCGTTGTAGTGCTGGTGAGTGGTTGCGAATGCTGTGCCATCAGGGGCTGATGGAACTGCCGCGCCGTCTGCATTCAAGAATGCCTTGACTGCTAAGGTCGTACCATCACCAAGCCAATCCACGAACTTGTAATTAGCTTTGCCAAACACTGCGAATGCTAACTCATTGCGGATCCGCTCCAAGTATGCGGTTTGCACGCCAAGAGCCTTACCCGCCAAATCAGCGGGAGTAGCGCGGGCGATGAAGTCCGCTGTAAAGCCTGTGGATATTGAGAACTTGCGGAGCGGGAAGTCGATCTCAACGCCGCCTTTGTCTTTCTGCGTGCGTGCCACGCCAAGTTCGTCCACTTCCATCATTTCCATGTGTTCAGAGTGCCCCCAAATCCTGCGGACATCCTGAGAAGTTTCACAGAACAAGCCCATTTGTGAACTGACTTGTTCATTCAGCCAAGTCAGACGCGCTTGAATTGAGCGGGCGATTGCATCTAAGCCAAATTCAGTGGCAGGGACGAAACGCTGTTTTAGTAAATCTTCGAGAGAGTAAGTGCCTACATATTTTGTCATGTCATCACCTACTTAGGAAGAGCAACAGAGTCAATTCCGCGGCGGATGCCGGGGCCTTCGATAACAACGATCTCACGACCATTGATTGACATTGCCACTGGGACACGCCCTGTGGTTTCGAGTTCGTTTGCCGCGCCGACATAGAACAGCGAGCCGGGATCATAATTGTCGCTATCTTCGAGCCATTCCATAATCGCGCCATGGCTGAGGATGGTGACAGGTGAGCCAATCTGATCGCTGTCAATTCCACGAGCGGCAAAGCCATCGAACTTGACAGCATCAGAAGTGTCAACTGCGACAACTACCGCTCCCGCGCTGTCAATATAAACCGGGTCAAGTGCCGCGAACTTTGCGCCCGCGAACAACTCGGTGATCTTTACACAGGTTTGGACGCTTAGGGCGTCATAGCCTGCTTTAGTTGATTTTACAACTGCTGCCATAATGTTTTCCTTTTAGACAATCGTGCCAATGCTCGGAGCGTGTCTTTCACCTTCTCGTGCTTCCGGCAAAGCGTGGATTGTCTGCTTTGTGATTATGTTTGCCGGGTCGCTCAACCATTCAAGCTGATCTAATGGCGGGAGCTTGTCCAGCAAAACAATGATACCCTCTGGCAATCCTTCGCGCAACTTCTCAACCTTTTCTTTTGCGGCGCTTTCGGCTTCGGCTTGCTTATCTTCAATTTGTTTCTTGAAGATAGCAAACTCGTCCTGAGTCGC